CATGGCATTTTTTTGCCAAAAAAAGTCTGAAACAGTCCCCCCAAAGTCTGAAAAAGTCTGAAAATAAAAAGTCTGAAAAAGTGAGTAGAAAAAAATAGTAGTCTGAAAAAGTTAGTACTAATAAATAATATAATAGTCTGGAATAGTTTACTAAAATAATATATAATTAGATTAGGTTTAGTATTAATTAATTTTGATTAACTTTTATTCTTCCAGATGCAACAACATCAAGTGAAGCTCAAGCTAATTATTTTTAAGAGATTGCTAAACCAATAAAAAACAAAATTAACTCAACCTTCCAAAAATGAGAACATTAAAAACAAAAAACAAAGGCAGAAAAACTGTTGAAGTTAAGGTTACTTTAAAACCAGAAATTGCAATTTTATTAGATAGTGCAATTCAATTAAAAAATCCAGATTTAACAAGATCAGGTTTTCTGAAATATTGTCTTACTAAGGAATTAAGACAAATTACATTAGGAGATAAATAAGATGAAATACAATTTAATTTTTTATGGAATAGGATTCTTAATTTTAATAGTTTCTAATGTTGCTGTTAATAATATGGATTCTAATTCTGATTATCAACTAAGCACTTTTAACAGATGTTTAGAAATTCAAAAAACACTTAATGGAGATTTAAAAAAATGTCTTTAAAAAAAGAAAAAACACTTTTAGCATTTATTAGAATTTCTGGTGGTTCTAGTTGGTATCAATCAGATAATGAAGCTCCAGAACTAATTGCACTTAAAGCTGTTAAGGTAGCCAAAAGAGATTGGAAACATCTTTTCAAATTTACAAAAGATGGTGAGTGGATTGTTCCTATTTATGACATTTCAAAATGTCGTTACGGATGGCAAGCCTTAAGTTTTCCAACTGGAATTTTTCCAATTTTAAAAAATGGAAAGATTGGGAAGAAACCTTGTAAATGGATTAAATCTATAAAATTATATTATTAATTAATTAATCCTTTTAGGGTAGTTTTATAACTACCTTAAAAAGATTAATTTTTATAATTAATCTACTTTCCAAACTATTATTTTTTTTAATTATGACTTTATCAAAAGTTACTCCAGATGCTCAAACATTCACTTTTGAAGCATCAACTAAATTTGAAATTAAACTTTCAGATTTAACTGATTTATTAATTACAGCGGGTCAAGGTTGTTATTTTTGGGGTCGTGTTTTTGTAAATATTGATCCTAGAAAACCATTTAAAAAACAAGATTTAAAACTTGAAAAAGAGGGCGGTATAGTTATTAATACTAATAATTTAAATTTAGAATCAAATATTTATGTTGAGGATTGTGGGGATGATTCAGATATAGAAATTATAGATAATAAAAAAGTTATTGATTTTTTAAATACTTTTAAAACAATTTTAGAAAATCCAAACATCAAGGGAGAATTTAGAACTAATTTAGTTAATGCTTTAATTACTCAAGATTATGGAATGTTGGATGCTGAAGATATGGATTATATACTACAAACTTGTATTTTTGGAAGTTGTGTATATGGATAACAAAAAATATAAATATTCAGAATATTTAGAAATTTCTGAAACTTTCAACGAATGGCTTAAACAAGTTCCTTTTGGTTTTTGGATAAAAGGTATAAAAGTAAATAAAGATCGTTCTGTTACTTTTATATTTAAAAATTCTTTAGATTCTGAAAGATGGATTGAAGAATAAAAAACTTCAGATAAAATAAATATCTAGATCTTAAAAAATCTAGATATTTTTTTTTGAAAAAATTTTGAAAAAAAAATTTTAAGAAAAAATTTTAAGAAAAAATTTAAAAAATAAAAATTTAAAAATTTAATTAAAAAATAAAAAAATAAATTTAATTTAGACAATAAGTAAGAAAAAATAATTAATATTATATTGTGAATGGAAAAATGAATGAATGAATGAATGAATGAATGAATGAATGAAAAATAATTAATGAATGTTCTTTTTAATACTTGTTTTTATTAGCATGATGATATAATGACAATGTACTCTCATACTTTCCAAAAATGAAACTTATTCCATACGGACAAAATCAAAACCTTGTTGAAATTAACAAGGATACAGAGATTTTTTATAGTTATAAAACCGCAGTAGCGGGAAAAATAAAAGGAAAATACTATCGGACTAATAGATGGTATAGCAAAACAACAACAAGGCATATAAATAATTATTTAGGAAAATTGATTTATCATGAATGTGATCCTAGTTTCTTTGAATCAATAACAGATACAAATTATATAGATGTAACGCCAGTTGAAAAAGAACCATTATTAATTAAAGGAGTCTAGAAAAATGAATATATCAAAAATAATTTTTTATGAAAAAGATTATCAAATTATAGCCAACAAAAAATTTGGCTATAAATTTTTGACTAAGTATTTTGGAAAAAAAATTATTATTAGTCAAAAAAGATATAAAAGATATTTTCCTTATTGGGAAATAGAATCTAAAGGTTTTAAAGATAAAGTAATGAATGAAAAAATATATTATTTTCTACTAACAACAAATAATAATTATGAATGTTTTAATCATAAAAATGAATGTATAAAAAAAGATTTTAACTTTTATAAATACATAACAATAAAAGATATGAAATTAAGACAAGGTATAAAAGATTTAAGTTTAGCAACTGAACTTATTAATGAATCAAGTATGGAATTATTACTAAAATGAAATTTTCTGAAAAATATTATAAGGACTTAAATTTAAGTCCTTATCAACATTATGTTAATAATGTTTGGTTTATTCAAACATTAGATAAGTTAAAAGATACTGGAAAATTATTCATTCCAGATTTAAATAAAACATTTAATAAAATGGGGGATGAAATTGAATGAATTTTTCAACAACTCAAAAAAGAATAATTATTGAACTTATTAAAGATAAGTTTCATACAAATAAAGAAAATATACAATATTGCGAAAATTATATAAAAGATGCTTTTTTGATGGAAGAAACAAAAGAACAAAGAAAAAGAAATATTGAAAGTAATAAACAGTTAATAACAGAAACAAGACTTGAACAAAGAGAATTATTTAAATTATTAAATAAATTTACTTTGAATGAAGTTGAGGTTTAATAATGGGATTCAATAAAAAAGAAAAAATTGAATGGTTAAGGTTAACTAATTTAATAATGAAAGATAAAAAACTATCTAAAGAAGAGTTAGATAGATTTTATTGGTTAAAAATTAAGGGATATTATTATGCCTAACTTTAAGGGACTTTTAATTAAGTCTCTTTTTTTCTCTATTGTTTACATCTAAACTATTTAGATATATACTATTTACATAACATCATATTATTATGACACTTTCCAAAAACAAAAAACCCATGAATCTCATGGTTTATCAATCAATAATGGGAGAATATCTTATTTCTCCTAATGAATGTTTAGAAAATCTAAACATACAAAAAGCAATAAACATGAATGACGAAGTAATGCTAAGAAAAATCCTTGAATGTGAGTATTGATTATGAATGAAAAAGAATACAAAGAAAAAATGTATGCGAAAATTTATGATTCAGTAGGTTTTTTAGTTACTAATCATACTTTCTTACCTAAGTCTATTGGAAAAGTAAATTTAAGATTATCCAAAAAAGAGTTAGCTAAATTAACTGACATTCTTTGGTATATTGCTCATTCTGAATTATGGAAAGATTGATTATGAATTGGACTTCAAAAGAAAAATCTAAATACTGGAATAAAGCCTATAGAGAATATTCTCTAAAGAGTGGTATTCCAATAGAAAGTGATGATGGATTAAATTTAATTAATTGGATTAAAGTTAATCCTTATGTTGCTGAAGCTATAGAAAATAGAGCTATTGAATTTTTAAAGGAGAATGACTAATGGGTAGAAAAATGACTAAATTGGATAACTCAAATAAGTTATTCTTACATACACTTGGGAATCAAGTAGGTAGAGCAAAGATTCAAAGAAATAGAGATATTAAAAAAAATAAATTTATTAACACTATTCAAACAATTTCAAAAAAAACAAAATGAAAAAACAATTTACTTTTCATGAGGATGCTAGTCATGGATGGTTAGAAGTCAGTTATAAAGACATAACTGACGTTGACATTCATAATGAAATTTCTGAATTTTCTTACATAAATAGAACTACAGAAAAAATCTATTTAGAAAAAGATTGTGACTATACATTATTCATGAATGCTTTTCAAAATAAGTATGGTTATAAACCATTAGAAGTTAATGGTAGATACCATGAAATATCACCAATAAGAGATTTACCTAGATATATAGGGTGGCAATTTAATCTCTATTGGAATCCATTAGAGGGAAAAGAATTAAGAGACTATCTAAATTCTGAGGTTAAATCATGACTAGATTTAGAAGTGATGCAACAAGAGTTATTGGACTTGTATTGTCTATTAATGAATATGGATTAATACATGAATCAATAAAAGCTACGATAAAAAACTTTAAAGATAAAGAAGATGATTTATCACAAGACGTAGCTTATGAATTTCAATTAATACTTGAATCTATTGAAAAGCAAGCTGAATGTATCGTTAACGTTTATTAATTATGAAAAACATTACAATTACAAAAACTGAATTTAATACAGTTACAGAATTTATTTTCTCTTTTGAGCAAAGTGAAAATCATTTACCTAGTCCAGTTCAAAAAACTGCAACATTGAATGTAAAACATTCTATTGATTCAAGTGAAAAGGACATTATTAAAAATATGGTTAGAACTGCAATTAATGTTTTAACTAAAGAAGAACAAATGAATCTTGTAAAAATTTCAAGTTGTAGTTTTTATTTTGATGAATACCCAAAAGAGATTCAAAGTAAATTAAAAACTGCACTTACTTGGTATATGGGAAGTTGGTATTTTCATATAGATCAAAGAACTGAGATTGAGAATGAAATAATAAAAGAAAATCCAGTAGTAGCTAGAAATATATATAGGTTTAGAGGTTAACAATGATTTATTACCAATTATCAGGTTTTGAGTGGGTTGAAAATTATGAAACATATCAACCTCAAATTAAAGGTTTTATAGAACATTTTTATATTAAATTTTCAAAAAAACAATCAATAGAAAGATTAAAACTTATCTTTATAGATATGTATAAAGCCAAATATGAATATGCGAAGAAAGAAAATATCCAACTAGATAATGTTTCTTTATCAAATAATCCTATTCAACAATTATATGTAGAGGTTTAATTATGAAACTTAAAAAAACTAGAAAAGAAAGAAAGTGTTATGAGTGTAAATCTTTCATTAACAAGGGAGATTTATATGGTCAAAAAAGCATAGCACTGGGAGAAAAAGTAAATGGTGAATCTGAAACTTTTGATGGCATGAATGTAGTAGTTCATTACATGAGAATACCTGTAGATATGTGTAAATGTTGTTTGGAGAATAAATAATGCTAGATAAAGAAAAATGGGAATATTCAAGGCATGAGGCTAAAGATTTAGCTCAAGATTATCTTGATAAAGAAAAGACTAGATCAAGTTGTATAAAATATTTTGAATCACATTTTAAAATATCTACATCAACTGCTAATAGATGGTATAACAGGATTTATGATGAATTAGTTGTACCTGATATACATAATGCTTTAGAGATAAAATCTTATAAAGAAACAGTTGAAAGTGAAATAGAAAAATGTATGAAAAAATTAAAAGATTTAACTATTGAAGAAAAAGTAAATGTTTTAACAAAGATAACTAAATTAAAAAAAGATTTAAAAAAGCTATGAAAAATTCTCATGATAATCACTAATTAATTCACTGGCAACTTAGGTGTAAGTCCAGTACTTTCCAAATTTACATAAAATTATGCAATTTTCAATTAAAAACTATGTCATTTCAGTCGAATGGAATGATAATCCAAAATTACAAACTTTACATCACAATATGCCTGATGGGTTACGTCAAGATTTTGATAAGTGGTTATCAAGTATCGAGCATGAAAGAAACACTATTGAAGGGAGTGTTAAATGAAATTTAATTACATTTACAAAGAAATCTCTACTGATACAAGAAGTTTCGAAATTAGCAGTGAAGTTATGCTTATAGAAGATGAAGTAAGACTTCTTGCAAGTGAAGCAACACTTACTAATAAAGATACTGAATCTTGTGATTTTAGTGAGTGGGATCAAGGAAATGGCTTGCCATCAAAAGGTGCGTATAAATTAACTTTTTTAGGTACTGAATATGGTGATGACTCTCAAACAGAATTTTATGAGGTAAATACAAATGACTGATTCATTACCACTTCCAGAAGATAGATTTATAAAACTATCCTTAGATGATATTAGAACTATAATAACTTTTCTTTTATCAATACAACAAACATTTTCCGATAAAAATGGAGAACATAAATATATTCATAAAATGTCTAATACAATGATTGATTTATTTTTAGATCAATTATCTGCTGAAGATAGAAATTTAATGATAGGAGAAGAAAATGAGTGATTCATTTATGCATTTTCATCAATCTGCACTTGATAGCCAAAGAGAAGAAGATGAAATTAATTGGTTATTTCCAAAAGATGATGAAGAAGAAATTGAGGATGATGATTTTCCATATGAAGATTATGAACCTACTGATGATGAAATAAGGAGGTTCTAATCATGGCACTTACAATCGCAGAATATTTTGATCGCCTAGCTACGCAAGGTTTAGGTATCTATGTTTCAGAAGAATTTGACAATGCTATTGTCGATACTTTAGAAATTATCCGAAATCACGAAATAGGAGATTTTGAGAATGTAGAGGAAAAAGATGACTATGATGACGAGGAGGAGGAAGAATGAGTTATCAAAATCGTATAGATTTCTTGACAAATATTTATAAGGATTATTGTAAAAAACAACAATTACCTTTATTAGATGTTACTGATCTTCTTTATGGTCGAGATACTAAAGAAACTCTTACATTAGATCAAAAACAATGGCTTACAACTTTTAACGATATTTGGGAGAGATTAGAACTATGAATTATTTAATCATAGGTAAGCAAGTATTAGGTAATAATTTATCAGGTACAGAGTTTACAGAAAAACTTGTTATATCAAGTGATAAAGAGTTTACAGATGAGCAACTCATTATAAAGTTTCATTCTCATCTTGTTTATAAATACACAAAAGATTGGGATGATTCTGACACTTGGACAGAACAAGAACACTTTGATGTTTATGATGAAAATGGAAATGCAAATCATGTTGATTACATACTTAAAACACCAGATACAATTCCTGATTTTGAAGAAATTGATATTGATGATTATTATGATAATTAATGACTATTAAAGAAAAATTTACTGTAAAACCAATTAAGAGATATGAAACCCATGATTGGTTTTTAAATAAACATTATGCAAAACGTGTTCCTAGTATTACTTATTGTTATGGGTTATATGACATTAATAAAGTCTTGCAAGGTGTTATAAGTTTCGGTTCACCCGCATCAAAACCTTTAGTAGTAGGGGCATTTAAAGGTAAATATCAAGAAGATTTTTTAGAGTTAAATAGATTATGTGTTAATGATAATTTAGAAAAAAATGTATTAAGTTTTTTTGTAAGTCAATCAATAAAATTATTAAAAAAACCAAAAGTAATTGTATCTTATGCTGATACTTCACAAAGTCATCATGGTTATATATATCAAGCAACAAATTGGATTTATACAGGTTTATCAGATAAGAGAACAGAATGGAGAATGAGGGGAAATAATAAACATAGTAAAACTATTTGTGAACAATATACATTAGAAGAAAGACAAAAAGATAAAAATAAATTTTATATTACAGAAAGACCTAGAAAACATAGATATTTTTATTTATTAGGTAATAAAAAAGAGAAAAAAGAAATGAAACAAAATCTACAATATAAAATTGAATTATATCCTAAAGGAGAAAATAAAAGATATGATGCAAGTTATTCTCCAAGCATACAAGGAATATTATTTTAATAATTAATTTTTTTTAAGTTTTACTAACAAATCATGTATAGCTTCTCTAATTAAAAATCCTGTAGATAAACCAGATTTTGAAAATTTTTTTAGCTCTTCATATTCATCTACATCAACAGCTACACAGATTCTTTGTAAGTTTTTGTTCATAATGAATGGCGATATACATAAGTAGTATATCACATAGTCATAACCTGGTAATGAATGGCGATATTAAGAAAAAGAAAAGAAGCAAAAGAAAAAGAATATATAATATTATATATACTTTTTTTATAGATATATAAGTAGTTATATATAGATAATTATATTATATATACTTATATTAATAATAAAGAGAAGATTTTTCAATAATTTAATTATATAGCATCAGTAACAACCTCTTGACACATCTAATGTCATGCTCTAATAATGAATAATAGTTAGTCAGTATGAATGGCAAAAACCAAAATTACCATGTTTCTTGATCAAGACCTCATTGAATGGCTCGATCAGAACAGAGATGAAGAAACTTCAAGGTCAGCTTATCTCAGGATCTTGATTAGAAAGGACATGAAAACCAAGTCCAGAAGAAAAACTGCTCCTGTATTATCTACAGATATTTTCAGTTCTTCAACAATTACAGCAGATTTAATACCTGATGATCTCAAAGATTACGCTGATCTTCTCGTTGAATGGTGGAGTATCAGATATAAAAACAAGGGAACTTGCTCTACAAGCGTTGCTAACCGCATCTTTACCAAGTTAAGGTCATTTCCTACACAAGATAGAAAACAAGCTCTTGAGAACGCTATAGCAGGTGGATGGAAGGATTTATTTCCTATTAAGAAGTCCAAGTTTGAACAGGAAGCTCAAAATGTACCAAAGCCAAATTATTTTAAAGCCAGTGAAAACGAATTACCACCTACACTTGCTGAACTTGGTAAAACTGCTAAAGAAATGATGGAGGGTAACCAATGAAAACTGTGGAATTACTAAAACCACTCGCTATCTTCAGAGACCAGGAGACTCACAAATACTTTGATGAGACTAATCAGAGATGGCTTGCTTTTTCTACAACAGAAGTTTGTAATGAACTGACAGAAGAAGCTAAAGAAAATATCGAAGCCTATAGATATATCTGGCAACCCAGAGGAGAAACAGTACATGAATGTCTCCAGGAAAAAATGCTTGGTAGTGGAGATATTGACGTAGGAGATTACGAAGCATGGGTTGAACCATTACTTAATCATGAATTGTTCACACATTTTGAACCAATGGCTGTTGAACTTATGATGTCTATACCAGATAAATCAGTTGGCGGTCAGCTTGATTTACTTGGCTATGATACTAAGGCTGACAAGATCAGATTGATTGATTTAAAGACTAAAGGTAATTCAAAATACGATATTAGAAAAAGAGGTAAAGATGGCATGATTCATCTTGAAGATATTGATATGTATTGGAAAGAACCATACTCAACTGATAAGCAACTTGGTTGTTACATTGAAATGTTGAAATTAAACTATGGATTAGTACCAGATGTATGTAATACGATCTGGGCTTATGAAGGTAGGTGTATTTTAAATAATGACCAACCTACTGAAAGATGCGAAGCTGCATGGCAGGAAGCATGGACAAAGTTTGAATCAAAACAGGAGTTATTTTAATGCCACAATTTCCAAGTGATCCATACGAAGGTCAGGTCTTTTATGA